CATCATTATTGATTGCGAATCTTTGATACCAGGTATTTATTTTGTTCTCAAGCTCTCTTTGTGCCTTTTGGTAAATATTTTCTATCTCACTGTAAGCTTTTATACCTTTATTGTGAGCAACTGCTTCAATTTGTGTGAACCTGTCTTGCCAATACGAGCTATTCGGCATTTACATCACCGCCTTCAGATTGAGCATTAGAATCCACAAATGCCCCATACTGGTCTTGCATTTGCTCTTCTTTTTGCTTCTTTATGCGCTCAAGCTCCTTTTGAACATCATCAACCCAAGGATGCTGCTCTATGATAGTCTCGTCTGATAAGATGCCGACTGACTTAACACAACTCTCTATCGCCTCAGTCTCATTGATCAGTATATCCCTGTTAAATGTGATAGTTGCTTCTTCATTTTCAAAATCACCGTATCCCATATTAGATAGATGCACTTTTACAAACCAAAGCAGTTCTTCAAATGCCGCTTGCAGTTCTGTTTCCATATCGTTCGCATCTAAGTCAATGTCACTGTACATGCTCTGAATATTCATCTGATTAGGATTGCCGGACATTCTATCATCTTTGGCATCATAGCCCATACCATTTTCTATTAAAGCTTTCTTGAATATATCAATAATAGCTTTGTAGTTATCTACATTGACCTTGACCTCAAGCGTATCAACTCCGCCCTTTTCAGAGTCATTGCTTTTCACCTTGACCGCTCCGTACAGTGCAAGCTTCTGCCTAAACTCTCCCAGATCCTGTCCGTCATAATTACGAATAACAAGAATAGTATTCCTGGCATCTTCTTGCATATTGTTTTCAAAGTCTGAGAGCATTATGTTAATTCCGTCTTGAAGTGACTTGACCCTCTTTATAAGCGGAGTCCCTTCATGATACTTAAGAGGTACTAAAGGGATCCTTCCCCAGTTGTAACTATCGTTATCGGTGTTTACATATGTGCTGTAAGGTGTGGTATTATCACTCTCTATCGTTTCGCCGTTTAATATAAATTTATACACGCCCAACGGCGTATACACCTCAGCTCTTTCAACTTCTGTCTTGCGACCTGCAGCTGTATATTCATCTGTCTTATACACTCTTACCGCAAGTCTTACCCTTGTCTTTTCGTCATCTTCCCAGAACGGTAATATCTCATATCCCGAAAATATTTTGAAGTTGAGTTGACCGGAGCTATCATAATTTGGATAGATCCACGCCATACCGGTATTCAGCATAAATTTGCCGGCTTTTTTTATATTACGCATAAACTTTTTATTGAATATCTGCTTTAGGCACTCCATGTAGGATATATTATCCGTACTTACTACAAAAGGTTGACCTAGCAGATAGTTAGCTTTTTGATTTACAAGCTTAGCATACTGGTTATCTATGATTCTATTGTTCGGCAAGTTGGTCACTTCTTGCAGTTCCCCGCCCTCGCCTATAACAGTTCTTTTTCTTGCAAGAATATCATGCACACCCTCGTAATACATCTCACCTTTGAGTTGCATTGTTCTTTCCGGAGATGATCTCCATGTCAGTATTTCATTCTTTAGGATATTGATTCCATCAATACCGGCTATGCTTTTTTTATTAAAAAACCGGCTGATTGCCAAAATTATCTTTTTTATAAAATCCACACTTTACTCCTTTTTAATCAAAACTGTATACAGACCCCATTGAAATATCCTCAAGTGCATATCTCATTGCATCCATTAAGTGGTTAAAATCATCAATAGGTTTATTTATCATATTGCCTGTCTTACTATCTTTTGCCCAAGTATAATTAGATATCTCGGTAATGAAATTAACGCACTTGGGATGGATTATTATGTGATAGTCCTGTATAAAGTCAATCCCGTTTATTATGCTGTCAGGTCCTTTCCTTGCAGGAGTTATGTGCGATAACCCCAAGGTGTAAAGCCTGTCTATACTTTTCTTCTCTGCACTATCTGCCCTTATCCGCTCTTTAGCGTATCCCATTCTTATAACTTCCTCCGCTATAGCCTCGTTGCTCATACCCTTCTTATACATCTCATCAAACACCCAGATTGTTTTGCTCTTAGTATCTACAAGTCCACAAAATAAAGCGCTCGGATCGTTTGTATATCCGAAGTCAAGACCAAATGCCGATTGAATAGTTGATATCTTCTTGACTTCATTTATATCAAAGGCTTTTTCTTCCCAGTTTTCATATACTAATCCGTCCACAATTCCCCACTCGCCAAGTCCGGCTACCTGATACCTTCGTGGATTGTTCTTTTTCATCGACTCAAACACCTTTAGATCTGCCTTATCAAGCCATTCATTGCAAAGATAATTTGTAGTCATTGCCAAGACTTCATCGTCCGGAGTATCAAAGAACCTTTTCTTTATCCAGTGATGTTCGTTCCAAGGATTTAATGTGATCGTAATCTGCTTAAATAGTTGCACTTCATCCGGTATAGCTCCTCTTATTGACTCGTCAAGCATATTGAAATCGTTTTCGTTTGATATCTCATAAGCTTCTTCCAGCCATAACCAACAAAGATACCCCTGCTCTACTGTAATCGATGTGATCTTAAGCGGATCATCAAGACCTCTAAAATAAATTTTCTGTCCTGTAGGTATATAAGTCATCTCCAGCGGTGATTCCTTTACTTCCCAGTAGTTCTCTACATTAAGTCTTCTTATCGCCCATTTAAGCTCTGTAAAGCAACTGTCTTTTAGAGTCCTGAATACCTTACGGGCTACAAGTAAATTAGCCTGTGGGTACTTCATCAATGCCCATATATACCACAGTGCTGTTGTCTTAGACTTCTTACTTGCTCTACTGCCTTTGCAAACTCTATATCTGCCCTTATATCTCCAAAAGGTACCGTATCCATTACCTACAACTTCCGGAAGGCTAATGTTTATTTTATCAGTCTTCAAGCTCATCATCTCCTGATATTATTACAGGTATATTGGCAGTTAAATCTATCTTGTCCTTAAACAGCCCCATTCGCTTACCGAGTAGCTCCGCAGCTTTAAGCCTTTCCTTTTCGTCAGGGGCTTTTTGTATAGGCTTTGCCTTGCTTACTCCCTCACCTTGGCCTTCTATTACAACCACTTCTGAGCTGCTTTCTCCTCTAAGGACTGAGGTAAGGTACTCAAGTACTTCTTGTTGATCAGCAATCTTTTTATCAGATAATTCCTTTAATCGTTCGTCTATATAGGATTTTATAACAGGTTTTGACAGGTTTTCAGTTGCTATTCTGTTAGCAGTCTTCTTGCTATACCCAGCCTTTATTGCTGCCTCTGTAGCATTTCCGCTGATGATATATTCATCAGCAAATCTTTGTTGTTTTATTGTTAATTTCAATATCATCAGCTCCTTTCTCAAAATTTACAAACAAAAAAGACAGCCTGCTGACTGCCTTCTTTGTGCCCGAAGTATTGATATATCTGTAAGGAGGTTTTATGTCCTGCAAGAAGTCTTTATTCACTTCTTGATGTTATTAGTATACACCTTTATTTGTCAAATTTCTCCTACATTTTGTGGCATATTTCAATTAATGCTTTGGAATGCACCCTTCGAATATGTTCATAGCTGTAAGATAAGACATCTGCTATATCATTTAGGCTTAATCCGTTTATATATTTACTGCTTAAAACTCTGACATATAGTAGATTATCAAGACTGTATATTTTTCCTATAATCTCATTTTTTTCTCTGTTTAGATTTATAATCTCAGTTTCAAGTTCTGCTATATTCTCAGCGGTTACTTCGTAAAATGCTTTAGAATTTGTACTTGTTTGTACCTTTTCATCTGTACCGGTTGAAGGTATCAATAATAAATTTTCTTTCAGCTTTCTAAGGCTCTTAGACTTATCTTTTATTAAACCTTCCAGCTTTTTTATCCTACTTAAATACTCTTTAGCGGTCATCTATTCACCTCTTTCTTTGCTTTTTTGTAGCTTACTTTCATTATTGCTTCCTTCTACAATACATACTTCTCATGTGCCAACTCTAAATCTCTTTCATTGAGATCTAAATATATCTGAGTAGTTCCCAGTTGCTCATGTCCTAACAATTTGCTTACTTGCTCAATTGGCATTCCTCTTTTAAGTGCCATAGTTGCACATGTTCTTCTAAATTTGTGCGGATACACGCAGTCAACACCTGCCCTTTCACCGATTCTTCTACACATACTTTCAACTGAAGACTTAGGCATATATCCGTCACTTTCTACATTTTCTACATTCATATATGATGTTTTATGAAACTCTTGTAAAGACATTCCTTTTCTAGTCAATTTTTCACAAGACTTAATTTTTGGAAATAAATAAGGATTGCTTGTTTTTGCCATAGTTTTCATATATTCATCTAAAATGAGTAATGCAGATGCGTTTAAATAAACAGTCCTTTCTTTATTACCTTTCCCGTTTACAATTATCTTTCTGTCTTGTATATCTTTTATTTTTATACTAACAAGTTCTGAAACTCTACAACCGGTACTTAACAACATCTCAACTATTGTTTTTTCCTTCAACCCCTCGCAACTATTTCTTATTTTCGCCACCTCTATATCTGTAAATGCATTCTTTTTCTTTTTTTCGACTTTAATTGTTCCAAGTCGTCTTACCGGATTGCTTGTTATATATCCTTCGGCTGCCATGAAATCAAAAAAACTACTCAAATATCTCGACTCATTTGCACATGTGGTTTTAGATACTCTATCTTTGTATTCTCTTATAGCAAGATACTGTATAATGTCGTCAGATGTGATTTCTTGAATTGGTTTACCTATGTATTCAAGTATTTTTGGTATAGTTTTTGAGTACAGCTGTAAACTCTTAGGAGACAGCCCTTTTACTGTTTTTGTAACAATAAATCTTTTGAAAAGCCATTCATTTTTATTTTCTTCTCTTACAACAAGCTCGGTACTCTCAAGCGATATGCTATAGCCTTTCATAGCTATGTAAAGCCTTGATTTTAGCTCATCCATATCCACGCCATTAATAATATCTATGAAAGAAAGTACTATTTTTTCAATTAACTCCGTTTTCACATTAGTACCCCCGTTTTCGCCGGTGTTAAAAACATGCTATCTTCAGATACTTCTTCAAGTGTAAGTGTATTTTGCCTTAATACTGTTGCTTTAATACCAAGCAAGGATAATTGCACATAACACATATGAACACATCTATAGTCTATGTCCTGTGCTATTACTT